AGAACAATTTAAAAATATTTGAAAATAAAAATAATTAGGAACCGAACAATTTGAACAAAACTATTTGAATTTAATCCTTCTATCGCTTGAAGCAAGCTGATAACAAGCATTTCATCATCAGCTTGCAAGCGATAAAAGTGCTAGAATGGAGATATATAATTATTTCATCATCATTATATCATTATAAAATAATAATTTCAATACAATTTATTTTATTTTGTTTGATAAGTAATATCACCACGAATATATGTTGAATTTCCTGAAATAGAAATAACATTAAATGAAACATTTCCTGTTGATGGTATATAATTATAATTTACTTTGCCACTAACAGAACCTGAACCAACTGATAGAAAGTTGATATTATAATTGTTTCCTGACTGTGGTGGTGCAAAACAAGAATCATTTATTACAACTTTGTCATTACCTGTTACAAGATTATTTGAAGAAGCTAATTGTCCGCACCATGTAACGACATCGCCATTTCTTCTTACTTTTAACGTAGAAGCTTCATGGTCAGAAGCATATGTTGGTGTAACCCAGCCTGTATCAGCATTTATTGCTATAAAGTTAGTGCCATTGAAAAATAAATCAATATTTTTATCAGATAAATATAAAGATTTCATTGGTGATTCATATTCACCATTCCATAATATATTATAGTAAGTTGAACCATTATTAAAAGATAATTTTGCATTGTCAGATAAACTATTTGATGGAAAATGAATTCTGTATAATTTATTAGTTATAGGATTTCCAATATTAGTTACAAATTCGCCGTTATTAGAACCACTAGAAGCTACAATATAATTATCAACATAATTTATAACTGCTTTATTTGTTGGAATATTATCATCTTCATAATAAGGAGAACCAGAAGAAGTTATAGTATCAACAAATTGATTTGTGTAAGGTTTCCAAGAATTAGTTTTATATTTAAAACCAATATATGCATAACGATATATATCATCTGCACTATAAATGAAAAATTGAAATGCTTTGTGTGTACTATCATAGTAGAATATTCCATTAGCAGTTACATCATAATTTTCTTGTCCGATTACAATTTTCTTATCATTAATAAATTTGTAAAAACCAGTAGCAAGAGTAACAGGATTATTGCCATCATCTAAAATTGTACCATTACTTTGAAGATGAAGTGAATAATTTAATTTGCTATAAAAATTACTTATATTTTGTAAAGCGTTATAAACTGCCTGTGATGTTGGAATTTTACTTCTATTATTTACGATTTCATTAGTTATGCTATTATGTTCTTTTATATACCAGTCACCTGAAAATAAATCTTGTCCTTCATAAAAATATGATTTATTTTCCATGATAAGTGTTTGAGTTTCAGAATCAAAATAAAATAATTCATCTGTATTTAAAATTAAATTATCAGCTGTTGCTTCATGATAATAAACACCATATGCACCTGTATTATAAAATCCTGTACTTAAACCAAGTGTACTATTTTCAGCAAGAACAATATTTGAAGTTAAATTAGTAACAGAAGCACCACCTTCAATATGTAAGTCAGCAGAAGTTTTATTTCCAACAAGTGGAACACCATTTATTGAAGGTTTATTATCTAAATCATTGTAATCACTTCCAGTATCAATTACTGTTGTTTCAACTTGTAAAATTGGCTCATCAAAATCAGTATCAGTAAATTGAAAAATAATATAATAATTAGAAGGGTCTGTTATTGTAAAGAATGTTTCTTCAATAAGTTGTTCAGTGTATTGAAGATTAGGTGCTGATTTACTTAATAATTCAGAAGGATTTATTGTATAGAAAGGATTTCCTAAACTTGAAAAATACATAACATTTGAACATCTTCCAGTTACTTTAAATTTTACATTTTCACCATTAAAATTAGGAATTGAGGCAAGTGGTATTAAATAAGCTTTTGCACCTGAAGTTGCTGTCCACTGCGGAATATTACTTCCAACACTAGTTGATGTTAAATCAAATAAAGTTCCAGTTGAAACTTCAACACCACTTATTTCTGTAACATTTTTATATACTTGTTTTGTAGGGAAATTTAATCCTAAATCTTGAAATGTTTTATTTCCAATTAATTCTATACCATTAATTGAAGGCTTATTTACTAGTTCATTATAATTATCTGTTCCACCTGAACCGCCACCACCTGTTGCTGAAATAACATTTCCATTAATTATTATACCATTACCGGGTATTAATTTTTCTTGAAGTCCTAACCCATTAGCATTTAAACCACGAATTAATTCAACACCATTAATTGAAGGCTTATTTTCTAATAAATTATAATTATAATTAGCACTTGATTGTTTAATATCTTGAATTGCTTTATAAAGCCACATTATTTGTTCTTCATAAGTCATTGCTTCATAAAAGCTTTCAGGAATTGTTCCAAATCTTAAATTCCAATTGAATGGATTTCTAAATCTCATAATTTTTACCACCTTTCTTTTAATATAAAGCAAAAAATAAAGGATTTAATTCTTCAATAATTTGAAGATTATAATTTTCAATGCTTTTTCTATAATTTAATATTTTATCAGCATTTGTCATTTTTAAATCATAACCGCTTTTTGTTTTTTCATATGAATCTTCACTTGTTCCATTTGTAGAATCATTATTTGAAACAGAAGCTGATGAAGAAGATTCTGTTGTATCTTGAATTTGATTTTCACTTTCGTTTGCTGATGTTGAACTTGCATAACTACCATTTAAGATGTTTTCTTTTGATATTTGTCCCTGCGGTGTGTCATTATTAATTGTAAGACCTGATGAATTAGAAGATGAATTTGATTCAGAAGTTCCATCTGTTACTGATTTTTGATTTGAAGAAGAATTTCTTGAATCAGTTTTATTTCCTGAATAATTTTCTACAAAATTAAAGGTTTCATTTTTCATTGGATCATATTGAACAGAAGCTGACCATAAAAGCAATAAATATTTTGGCATTATTTCTTTCATTTTTACATTTACATAATGTCTAAACATTTCAGGTGTTTCATATGCAATTTCTCTTAAATAATAGTGATTAAAAATTAATTCAGCAAGTTTTTCAGGTGACCAAGCATAAGTACCAAATAATGAAGTTGGTCTCATTAATTCTTCAATTTGTGTATCTGTTAAATAATCTTTCATATCATAATTTGTAAACCATGAAAGAATTTCATTTTTTCCATATACTTCTGAACATCTTTTAAGTGTAATTGTATAACTAGACATCTTCATCACCTTCTTTTTTATCAATTATATCATTGTCATCTTTTTTATCAATTAAATCATTAACAATTGAATCATAATTCTTTACAATATTTTGTAAATCAGACCTTACTTTAACATCAATTGCATTTTCACCTTCTAAACCAAATAATTCATTAAACTTTTTGCAAGCTTCTTTTCTGCATGAAAGTCTTGCTTGAAGATTTAAATTTATCATTTCATTATTTGCGCTTGCTTCACCTGAAACAAGTCTTTCACGTTTTTCGACATTGATGTTATTAATTCCCAAAAATGTAAGTGCTTCATTCCAAATTTCTTTTTTATATTCCATTACTTTATCAGCAATAAAAGGTGCTTCTGTTTTTATAGCTCTAATTGATTCAGGTGATATTTGCTTTTTATCAGCATAAATAACAGGTTCATTTCCTTCATATTTTTCATAAAGATTTTTCATAGCTAATTTCATTGATTCATCACCAACAATAATTGTTGGTGTTTTTTGTGCTCTGATATTTGTAAAAGCTGTTGATTCTGCTTCATATAATCTTAATGCAAAAAGTCTTAATGAAGGTTCAGTTGGAAGCATAAAAGGATTATTTTTAACCAAAATTGCATATTTATATTCATCAGTTTCTTCATCTTTAAATCCATTATAGGTTATTCTATCTTCTGAAAGTTGGTCAGTTGAAAAGCAATTAATTTTTGATGGAAGCATGTAAATATTTAAATCACCATTTGAAACAGCCTGTGCATTAATAAATCCATAATCTTCTGTTTTTAATAAAGAAGCTTTTCCATATTGATATAAGCACCTTTCAAGATATTCAGCATTCATTGATTTTGGAAGATTAATCCATTCAAATTGAGAAACAGCAACTTGCATTAATCTATCTAAATAATCACAAAAAGTTGCATTATTTAAAATTGCTGCTGATATAAATTCTCTGTTTGGATTATTTTTTCTAAAATTTTTCATCTTTTTCACCTACCTTTAAACAATTGAATTTGTTTGTGAATAATCCATGAAAGTAGCTGGATTATGCCAAAATGTTATTCCATTATTTAACATTTGCTTAAATTCATTTATATATTTTTCAGGAACAGTTGTTGAATCAACATTTGCTTCAATTGTTTTAACATAATTCCAATTGCTTCTTCCTGTTATATTTGGAATTTTTGTTTTTAATGTTTTATAACCAAAATTTGAAAAATAATTATCTATTATTTCAGCATATTCTCTTTGAATGCTATAATGATAAAATGCAAATGAATTTTCCCTTAAAGCTGTCAAAACATTTCCATTACAGCTTTGTGAAATTGAAGCGGGTGGAATTTTCTTTTTATTATTCATTTCTTTATATAAATTAAAAGCATAACCAAAAATTCCGAGTGTTCTTGTAGTACCTGAAACAATACCACCAACATCACCTGAATAAGCCCCAACACCTAATTGAACAGCACCTGCAATTGATTCAATTCCTGATTCAATTGCACCAGTTTGAATATTAAAAGAGTTCATTTGAAGCCAATATTTAAAAGAATCATAATAAAAATCTGTAACAGGGTATTTTCCTGCGGGAAGTGAATAAATATCATCATAATATAAAATATCACCTACTGAATAGCGGTGTCCATATTTAATAGGAATAATTAATCCGCTTCCACCCTGAACAGGGATTCCTGCAACTTCAAATTGGCAATCAGAAGTATTAAAATCTTCATAAGCTAATTCTTCTGTTGCACCATTTTGATTTGAAACAACTAAATAATTATATTCTCTTGTTAGAAGCTTTTTATTTTTTGGTGTATAACCATCAATTGAAGTTGGTTTATTAATTGAAACATCAAAACGATTTGGAAAAGTCATTTCACCAAATTCTGAATTTCTTCCTAATTGTCTAATCCAGCCATCAGGTTGATCAACATATGCTGAATCAAAATTAAAATTAGTAAAAGCATAAGGAATCATATAAATTGATTCAATATCTTCTATTGTAACATCAGGATATTCTTCTGTTGAAGCATATTCATTAATAATTTGAATAACATTTTTATAATATCTACATATATAATAACCGCCTTTTCCTTGAATGCCACCTAAATTTGTAGAAGTTGCTGTTGTTCCATCTTCTATTTTTTTAACTTGAACAACATAAACAATTCTATTCAATTCTTCAACTTGTTCTTTTTTGTTTAAAGTGAAAAAACCTTTTTCAATTCCTTCTGGAATAGTATTATCACCAACATTATCTGTGTTTGCATGTTCACGTTCAACAAGACTTCTTAAATAATGAAAATCAAATTGGTAGGTTTGAAAGACATCAAGCTTAATTGTCACATCTGTTAATTCATCAGATATATATTCCATATCTGTAATATAATAGAAATAGTATTTATAACTTTCAGGTTTATTCTGAACTATTGCATAATTATATTGTTCAATTGAATCAATTAAAGCGGGAAATCTAATTTTATATTCTTGTCTTTGATAACTTGAAGCTGTTAATTCTACACCATTTATTTGATTTAAAAAATAATCAACCTGTGAAACACCATCTGAAAATGTTATTTGGTGTTCTTTGGTGACATCAAATCTAACAAGCTTAATATAAGTATCTTTATTAATTACCATTTTTTCACCTACTTTTAAAATAGGAAGGAAGATTTTCCTTCCTTCCTAAAATACTAATTATTTAAATTAAGTACCACTTACACATTTAACTGAAATTGTATCAGTTAGTGAATTATTTGTTGCTGTAATTGTAACAGCATTTGCATTTGCTTCAACACCTTCAATTTCAACTTCTGTATCTGAAATTTTTGTAACTTTAACAACACCAGAAGCTGATGAAGTAAATGTTGTTTCAGAAGTTGCATTTACAGGTGTTAATTTAACAAATCTTCTTACTTTTTCGCCTTCTTTAATTTCAAAAGCTGTTTTATCTGTGAAATCAACATCAGTTGCTTTAATATCAGGCATTGCTGTTGCAAGAACAACGGCATTTGTGAATAAACTATAACCGTACATTCTATGGTCATTTAAGTAGTAAGTCCAAACTCTATTATTAGGATTATAAAATTCATCCATTTCAAAATCTTGTTGTTTGATTCTGAAAAATCTTTTATCACAAATTATTCCTAAAATAGCTGAACCATCAAAAGATTTGCTTCTTTTAATTGTTCCATCTGCTTGTTTAATGTTATCGTAAACATCAAAATCATTAACACCGATAATGTTACCTAGTAAAGTTGATTTATCAATATTAAATGCAAGTGCTAAAACATTAACATCTAATGTTGCCAAAATATCATTTCTTACTAGCATTACAATATCTTCTTTTGGTGTATAAGTTAATATTTCATTACCATAACCACCAACTTTTGCCCATGCATTATATTTTGATGATGGTGTTTGATAATTTAAGAATAATTCTCTTGCTTTTTCAATAAATGCTTTTGCATAAGAATCACTTCCAATTGGTGAATTAACAACAGAAATTTGAACATTATTTCCTTCATAAGCTGATGAAACAAGTGCTTTTGTCATGTTGTATCTATCTACATATGCACCATTATATAAAGCCATTGTTATACCATCAATAAAGGCATTTAATTCTTCCCATGAAGTGAAAGCATTTTTAATTTTTGCTCTTGTAATTGAAACAGGGTATTGAATATCAGAATTTACCATTTGATATTGAACTTTAACATCAGCCGAATATTTTGCAAGAAGACCGGCAAAATCATCAACGTTAAAACGGCGACCAACAACAGGATTTACATAAATTTCTTCACCAATGCTTCCAAGTGGAATTTCATCGCCATCTAAAACAGCAAGTGGATTTCTAAACATTCTGATTTGTAATTGAGTATAGGCAATTTTTTGAACAAGTTCTGAAATAAACTCATTCATAACTTTTGGAACTTCTAAAATTGGACTTGCCCATTCACCAATATTAGAAGTTGGCATAACTTCTTCAACGTATCTTGCATATAAAGTATTATTGTCAATAGAAGTTTCACGAATTTCATTTAGTGCGGTTCTTAAACCTTCTGGAATTGGCATTTTTATAACCACCTTTCAAATTAATTTTTAAAATGAAATATTATCTTTTGAATCTGCCATATTCATCAAACACTTCATTCATTGAAAATGTTCTTCTTTTTTCATTATCTTCTTCATTTCTTTTTTCTTCTTTTTGTGCTGGTATTTGAAGAAGTAAATTTGAATTAACTTGTTGAAGTCTTGAATTTAAATCTTTCAATTTTTTGATTTCTTCATTTTTTGAATCAATTTCATTATTCATATTTTGATTATCAGTTAGTAAAACAGCAACATCATCTAATACTACATTTGAAGCTTCATTTCCAACTTTATCAAGCATTGAAGAAATTTTATCTTCAAACTCTTTATATTTCATTTCTTTCACCCCTTATTCTATAATATTTTTATGTAAATAGCAAGTAAAATCAGCATTAATCAGTTATCTTTACAACATTATTTTCAATTGTAATAGCTTTGTAAAGTTTTTGTAATACTCTATCAGAATAAACATAAAAGTTCAAATAATTCATTGTTTTTAACTCTAAATCATAATATTTTTGAACAGCTTTTATTTGCTTTTCATATGTTAATTCTTTATAATCAAGTTTTTCTTCTTTATGAAGTCCATCATAAATTTTATTGATTAAATGCTGTCCCCATTTATAACATGTTAAAAATTGAATATCTAAATCATCAAGAAATGTTTTTGATTTTATAAAATTGATTTTCGTGATATTATTCATATATTCTTTTAGTGAAACAAAATCTACAAAAGAATAGTTCAAATCAACATATTTTGATGAAACAGCTTCCAATTGACCTTTTGATGAATATTGCCAAATCTGATATTTTTTAGAATCAATTTTATCTTCGTTCGCTTCCCACCATGCAAGCCATTTCATATATTTTGAAATTTTTTCTTCATTTAATTTATTTTTAAACCAATCAGCATTTGCATATATAATTGGTGAATAACCATTTTCAATTATTTTTTCACATGCTTCAACACAAATATCTGATAAAATTTCTTTTGATGGATTTCCATGATTATATTTATAACCATCAGAATCTTCCATATCTATCATTAATGGAAATGTTATTTTATCTTTATAATTCTTTATCATTTGAAGAAAGAATTTTACTTCATCTGTTGCTAAATCTTTTGTGGTTGCATATGAATAATAATATAATCCAAAAGGTATTTCATATTTTATACATTCATTTGTATATTCTTTAAATCGTTTATCAATGCCGAATCTACCATAAGTTGCTCTTATATATACAAAATCAACTTCTTTTTTTAATCTTTTAAAATCTATATTTCCATTAAATTCAGAAATATCAATTCCAGTTAATTTTTCCATAAATTTAATCACCTTTCTTTTCATCAAGTTCAGAAGTATATTTATTAAATATATCTTCTAAAAACTTCTGTAATTTTTTAGGTATTGGAAGCTTGCATTTTATCATATTTTTTAATATTGATAATAATTCATAAATTAAGAATAAATATAAAAACATTGTAGAAATTCCAATTGATTCAATTCCAATAAAATTTTTCACTTCATCAGGAATAAAACCAATTAAATTTATTTTAAGTAGATAATCAGTTGCCATAAAGAAAACAACAGAAATCATCATTCCAAATTTACGAATTAAGCCATCAATACCAATATTTGAATTTAACTTCTTTTGTCTTATACTTCTAAAAACACCAAATATTGTATCTAATACAACAAAAATTAAAAGAACCTTTAATTCATTAGAACTTTCTAATATATTAAAAAATTGCATAATAAAACCACCTTTCTATATGTTTATGATTTCATTATACAATTATTTTTTAAAATTAACAATATTATGTTTAATTATGTTATCTTTAATTTCAAAAGTTGTTTCAATTAATTTAACACCACCGCTTAACATGTTTGAAAATAAGTTTTCCACCGACATTTAAATCCTGTCTTGAAGTTTTCCCATGTAACAAAATTGTAACATGTTGAAGGCATTCCAGCACATGTTATTTTTATTTCATCATCTATTTCTTCAATATAACATTTTTGTCTAATAAATCTTGCTTTTTTAAAACTTGCTTCATGTTTCCATTTTCCAAGTTCATAATCATCTATTTCGCAAAATTTTTTCAATTCTTCAATTGAAAGTAATGTATGAATTGAATCTGTATCAGAATAGATATATAAATCTTTTCCATATGTTTTTATAGAATAATCTTTAATCGCCTGTGAAGTTCTTATTGTCTTATTTCTTGCATATGCTGTTATAAAACAGCCAATTGGAAGATATAATCCATTTTTTGATTCTTCTTCACCTAATTTATATTTTACAATGCCATCTTCTAAATATGGAATTTTGTTCTGAACTTTTAGTGAAGTGGCAAACTTACCGATATAAGGCATTAAGCATTAATTTGCTTAAACTTCTTTGACCTTTGTTCCCTTCTTTTGTTGCTTCAATTTTTCTTTGGATCCACTTATCAATATATTCATCAAATATACCAGTTATTGATTTGAACTTAAAACCACATAAATATTCTAAATTATAAACATCATATTGTTCAAGAAATAAAGCTAAATCAATAGAAGTTAATGTTAAAATAACAATTTCATCTTTTGAAGATTCAAGATATTCAGTTGAGTTAAAATGAAATCTATCATTTTTTATCTGTATCATTGGAATTTTATTTTTCTTTAATTTAAAAGAACATGCAATTTGCTGAATGTATAAGTCATAAACTTTATCTTCCTTATATTTTCCTTCATAATATAATGGTTCACCATAAGGCATTTTTTCAAATCGCATAACAGAAGGGTATAAAGAATTTACATCTAAAACAACACCATCTTTTACATCTTTTTCTTTATAAATAGGATTTAAATATGTAAATCCGCCTTTATAACTTCTTCTTATTTGTTCATCAACTATTGGTGGAAGTGAAGGAAAAAATCTTTCAAAAGCACGTTTATTTTTTATTCTTTTAAAATCAAATAATGCATTTGAACCCTGTGTCATTTTTATTAAACCTTCTGAAAATATAACTGAAAGTGCTTTTGCAACTATTACAACATCATTCTTTATATAATCTTTTTCTTCCTTTGTTAATGTATGATTTCTTGACCTTTCTTTCATGTAATCAATTTCAAGCTTTGATTCTGAAAGTCCAAAAGATTTTGAAATTTGCTTAACAGAAAAAGGAATTATTTTAAGTGAATCAATAAATGTTGCTTTGATTTTTTTATTTCCGTTTACTTTAAAATAAATTGTAATTTGATAAAATACACCAAAATCAGATATTAAAGTAGTGAATGTTTTATTTTTTGCTTCCTTTCTATCTTTAACCCATGTAAACCCATTTGAAAGCAAATATGAAATTATAAATTCACCATCAAATTTTAAATTATGAAAATAAAATGTTCCATTCTTCTGATTTTCACAAAATGAAATAAAACTTTCAATATTATTTTCAATTATAACATTTTCTTCATTTCCAATTTCACAAACAGCCCATGCCCAAACAAAAGATTCATCTTCAAGCCAAATTGCTGTTTCAAAATCTGCTGTGAATTTTTTCACATTTTATTCACCTTCTTCAATTGTTTCAGAATCTTCAATTTTTAATCCTAAATTTAAAGCAAGTTTATTTAATGTTTCTTGATATGGTGTTGATTCATACATAAAAGAAATATCTTTCAATTTTTCGCCTTCTTCAAGCTTCTTTAATATGTTATAAAATTGAATAGGATTTTCAATTGATTTTAATTTTGATAAAACTTTTTCATAATTAGAAAGTCCAACATATGTTGTTGTAAACATTTCAAGATAATTTTCTTTGTAAATAATTGCCCTTCTCATTTCAAAATCATAACTTCCCCAATTTTCAATTCTTCTTCTTGCTTCAAGTGAAATTTCTTTTGCCCTTTCAGAAGTTAATTTTGATGATGGTTTTTTAAGTCCAAAACTTTTTATTGATTTTAAAGTATTTTCAAGCTTTTTATATTCTTCATTTCCAAGTGAAGAACCAACAAAATATTCAGGGCGATTTCTTTTTATTTCACGCATTCTTTTTTTGATTCTTCTTTCCGCCTGTGCTTGCTGAAATTTTATTTCCTGAACTTCCCAATTGGTTAAAGCTTCACCTGATGGAAGTGTAACTTTTTTAAAAGCTTCTTTTCCTTTAAATCTTCCCAAACTTTCAATAACACGATTTAATTCATTTCTTGTTGTAATCAATTCTTTTGTTGCCTTATAATCTATTTCATCAGGAAGATAAGATTTATCTTTTCTTGTTTTTCTTAATTCCTGAACCTTTTTATTAAAATTATTTACAGCATTCTTTAATTCTCTTTCTGCTTCTTTGTTCCATCTTAAATATTGTTCAATTGGCATTCAAATTTCACCTTCCTTTAATCATCAAATTTTGAAGCATTTAAAATGCAAAAAATTATAAATCCTAAAATCACACCAAAAGCTAATCCTGTAATAAGTCCAATAAAAAACATTTTAACCATTATATTCACCGCCATATAGAAAATTTTGGCATTTCAAAAAGTTCATAAGTTTTTACATTATTACAATATTTTTCAACCTTAAAACCACGTTTTTCCGTTTTATGATATAATATAAAACTAAACATTAAATTAAATGATTCTTCATCAATAGATATGTTATATTTATTTATCAATTTATTCTTTTCTTCATTAAGAAATGAATCTAATTTTCTGATAAATCTACTTTGAACAGCTTTTGATGAAAAATAAAATTTAAAATTTTGAAAGCGATAAAAAATATCGCTTTCATTAACATTTAAATAAACCTTTTCCATTTTAATCATTCCTTTTTATAGAACTTTAAATCCTAATGATTTGTTTCCATTTGGTGTAGGATTTTTAACAATTTCAATTTCAACACCATCTTTATTTAAATCAGAAGCACCGCCACAGTCTACCAAATAATTAAGAAGCTTGTATGTAAACATTTTTGAACCTGTTGCATAAGATTTTCCATCAACTGAAACAATAACACATGAAATTTTTATTTCTGTTTCAATTGTTTCGCCTGTTTCTTCATTAATAATTGGTTCTTCAAGTTGCTTTTCATATCTTCTTATTAATACTTTATTGAAACGAATCTTTTCACCAACAACATCATTCAATTTAAAATCTACATTATTGCTTAAATTGAATAATTCCTTTGAATCATGAATGTTTGAAAATGTTCCAACTTCTGAACTTGATTTCTTTCTGAATGCATTTAGATCCATAACACTTGATTCTTCTACTACTTGTAAATCCTTAACTTCTTCATTTTCCATAATGAAAACCTTCTTTCTACCATTTAATGCATGGTTGCAAAATTTTATTTAATTAAGTAAGAAGCGAATGGAAAAAATTATTTTTTCTTACTTAAATTAAACCATTCTTGAATTAAAACATCTTCAACATTTTTTAATGCCCTTTGTTTTATTTCTTTAACTGACACATTGTAATTATGCCTTTTCAAATCTTTAAATTCTTCAATTGCCACTTTTGATTTTGAAAGACCACTATACCATAATTTTAGAATAACTTCTTTTGTCATGTTATCACCTACAAATTATTTAAAGAATTTTGAACTTTGTGCTGTTCTTTATCTGAATAATTAATAAAGACATTTATGATTCTTTTCTTTTCTTCAAAATAAGCTTTTAATGAAATCTTATTTTCATTATATAAATCTTCAAGCTTCATTAAACTATTCATAAATTGTTCTGTCATATTTAAATAATCATTTTCAAAATTCATTTTCATCACCTAACTATATGTTAATTCAATGAAATAAAAATTGCAATATTTTTTAAAAAATTTTTTAAAAAATTTTTTAATTTTTTATGTAAAGGAAACATAAGAAAAAGAACTTCAAATAAAATTTGAAGTCCTTCTTCTATGAAAGGAATAATTCTAAAACATAATTATATTATCATTATTTAATAGAATTGTAAAGTCTTATAATCTCAAAAACAACATGTTTAAGTTTTTGATTTTCATAAAATACAATTCCATATTTAAAATTCTTGATAAAAATTTGCCAAAAATCATATCTAGATAGTGCTGAAATCATCATCACATTTGGTTTTGAATCTTTTAATGTAATAGAAAATTTAAAAGGCGAATTTTCAAGATAATCTTCTGAAACATAAACTTTTCCATTTTTATAATCATTCCAAACACCAAAAGTTTCATTTTTATATATAAATGCAAAATTGAATTTTGCTGTTCCTGATTTCTTTTCAATAAAATCTGATGTTTTATCTAATATTTGGTTCTTCATCGCATAATCTTCATAAGTCGTTCCCTTCATTAATTTGCCAATTAATGTTTCTTGTCTTTCTTTTCTAAATTCTTCATTATTCATGTATTGAAGAAGAATTGTATTTTCTTTGAATAATTTAATATCATTATTATATGGAAGTCTTAAATCAAAAAATGTAAATAATGGTGAAAATTCAATTCCTTCAACAGCATTCATTAAAAAGAAAACTTTTACATCATTTCTATTTCTTATTACTGAATCCAATAATCCGTGCAATTATCATTCCTTCATTTGATAAATAATATCTTCTGTTCTTTTCAATTGCATATTCATCAAATACAATTGTTTTAACATCAGAAAATGAAACGGATTTTAAATCCTGACTTTCTGTTAATCTTTTAGCAATTCCAAATTCTTCACCATTAATATAGAATCTTTTATTTTTTGAAGTTAATAAAATATCTGAATATTTATCACGAATATCACCAAAAAAATCTTTTTGAAAAACTGATTTTAATTCATTTTCATATCTTCTTATATATAAAAATTTTTCTTTCTTTTTTAAAAATCTTCTAATTAAATAATCTTTCATGCCGTATGTTTTACCAACACCACGTTCACCAATTAAAATGTTTATTGGTGCATTATATGAAAGAATTTTATTATAATCGTAATAATGCACTTTTTCACCTTCTTCAAAATAAATGAAAGTCAATTAATGTTTGAAATCGGATTTCCACATCAAACAATTTAAAACACGTTCTTCACGTTGGAAAAGTTTTAAATTGCAATTTCAATTAAACATTTACTGACCTTCATATACATTTTACATAATTAATTATCTTTTGTCAATTCTAATATGAAATCAATTAATTTCATCTTTTTCTCTGTCCTGATACTCTAATATAAATTCACCATCATTGCATTCATCTATAATTTTTTCAATTGATTTTAATAAATTATGAAATTCATCTCTATTTGTTCCGCATACTGTAAATATAATTCTTAATAATACATCAATATTAAAAATTTTAGATACAATTTCAAAACCTTTACCAAAAGCGATTTTTGAAAATAATTCATTATTAGTAAATAATTCAATAAATATTTTTATATCTTCAACTAAATCATTTCTGCTTCCTTCTGTAATAATTTTTATTCCATCAATTTTAATCATATTATTCACCTTTCTTTATTCTTTCATCTTCATTTTACGATAACCTTTAAGATTATCAACCATATATTTATTGCCAAATCTATCTTTATAAATTACTTCATATATAGTTCTGTCTTCTTTTAAATTTACTTGCAAAATTTCTATTCTTGAAACAATAACTTCTTCTTTTAATGCTTCATTTACTTCTTTAACAAATTTTCTTTCTTTTTCATATTTCATTTAATTACCTTCTTCCAAAAGTTCTTTTATATTATATTCTTCACCGTTCTTTTATGAATTGGAATAAATTATCTTTAAATTCTAAATAATTAGTTTCTCTAACACCATTTTCATCAGGTTCTTTTGCAATAAACAAATTTCCCCATTTGCCTCTTTTCAATGTTATATAATCTTTCTTTAAATTTCTTAATATAACTCTTTCATCTTCTGTTAGTGTAGGCTTGGCTGATTCTTGTAAAAACCTAAACAATGCTTCGCCATAGCCTTTAATATCTGAATTTTTAATATGCCATTCATCAAATTTAAAAGTAAATTCATCTATACTTACATTTTCTTTTAAGTATTTATCGCTAATTGTTTGCATTTCCATACCTTCCTTTAATTACAATAACTTAAAAACTACTTCTTTAAATATCATTTCAACTTCTTTATCTGTTCCATGCCAATTATGATTAATAATTAAAATATTATCAATTGTTTTGCGAATTTCTTCACATGTAATTTCATAAAGATCTGAATGATTATTTTTTAATTCTTTTATTACTTCAAAAGCTACTCTTGAAATCATTCTTCCACCTAATTCAATTTTCATATTATTCACCTTTCCTTTCTTGTTTCACGTGAAACATTTACATTCTTTCTTTTAATAAATTGTTTAGCATAAACATATGATATTCAATTTCATTAAAATTAAAAAATTCTTCTGCTGTAAGTTCTTTTCTATGATGAATTTCAAATTCAAGAACTTCATCAATAACTTTTTGAAAATCCTTTTGTAAATTCTTCATATTATTCACCTTCCTTTCATACTCTAATTATACATCCATTTTAAAAAATTGTAAAGAAAAATTTACAAATTTTAGAAAAAATTTTTGTATAACAAATTTATTAAAAGATTCGTTGTTTGGTTGAAAAATTAAAACATTATGATATAATTATATTGTTAAGATTTGCATACATGATTTTGTGAATCTTCCCTAAATTAAAACTTACACTTGAAGTTTGAAGAACAGGAAATATTTTTTAAATGCTCTTTTTGGTATTTCCTGTTCAGCTTGCTTCAAGCGATAGAAGGATTAAATTCAAATAGTTTTGTTCAAATTGTTCGGTTCCTAATTATTTTTATTTTCAAATATTTTTAAATTGTTCTTGACTTTTCATGATTTTTGTGAATGGTTTTTTTAAAGTTGACCGTAAGGGAATTATGTTGACGATTTTGGTATAAATTACAGG